AAATATAATGCAGGTGATACTGCTTTTATGTGGTATATGTCAGATTGGCAACTCGGAAAAAAAGATTATGGAGTTGAGAACACTATCAAGAGATACGATAGGGCATTACAAGATGGAGTAAACAGGATTAAAGACCTGCGTAAACTTGGAGTACAGATAGATGAAATCTACATGGTAGGTTTAGGTGACCTCACAGAAAACTGTACGCCACATTTTTACGAAAGCCAACCACACAATGTTTCTCTCTCTCTAATTGAGCAATACGCATTAGCTAGGTCAATGATTATGAAAACGATTGACACCTTCTTACCTCATGCACCTAAGCTAGTACTTGCAGGAGTACCAGGAAACCATGGAGAAATGTCTAGGACAAGCAAAGGTCAAGTAGCTACATCAAGATTAGATAACTCTGATACTATGCACCTACAGATATGCAGAGAGATAATGTCTGCTAACCCAGATAGGTATGGCAAGGTAGAAGTAAACATACCAGAGGGATTTCACCAGACACTAATGATAAAAGGTAAGTCTTGCAGCTTTACTCATGGACACATGAGTGGTAATCGTGGAGGAAACCCAGAGGCAAAGATAGAAGCATGGTGGAAAGGACAGATGTTTGGATTTCTACCTAGTGGTGACTCGGAGATTCTAGTAACTGCTCATTACCATCACCTAAGAATGAAACAACAAGGTGACAGGACTTGGTTTCAAGCACCATCTATAGATAAGAGCATAGATTTTACTGCACAGACTGGACTTTGGTCACATCCAGGAGTTCTTACTTTTACAATCAGTGATAAAGGTTGGGATAATTACTACCCAGTTTAAACAACTAAGGTAATCGTATAAAAAGTGTACAATCTTGTGGTACATAGTGCCACTAATAAAAATACTCCTCTTAAAACGAATCCTAAGAGGAGTAAATCTTCAGTGTTTATAGGCTTTTAGTTATTTAATAACATCTTATATGCTTTCTTGTTTCCTTGAAAGTCTAACTCTGGATAGTACTGAATAGGTATTCTTTCGTCATTCCACTGTGCATTTATCTTAGTAAAAGATAACCAAACAGGTTTAGCATCAGGATGAGCGAAGTAAGTTATGCCTACTCTTACATTGTCATAAGGCTCTGACCTTTCATACATCTCTTTTAAATGTAGGTAGTCACTTTCTTTAAACCTAAGTGTACCTTTTACCTCTGCTAGATATAACTTGTCTTTCATAACAAAGATATAATCTGGTATCAATAGTATCTGTATAGCTAACCACATCAACTTCATGTCATTAGTCTTAGGGTCAGTACCAATTTTCATCCAGTCCTTATTTTCTATTAGTCCCTCTGACTTTAAATACTTCTGCATACACTCGTCTGCCATATCGTATTTGTTTTTCTTGTTCCTGTCGTCAAAGGAATCAGTATGTTTGTTTGTCAATAGTCCTCCTTAAAATGGTAACTCTGTGGGTTCTTGTCCTTGCTGTCCTTTTTGTAATAGGGCATGACATTCTCGGTATTCCCACGAGTTAGGGTTCTTGTCGTCTTGTAATTTATATCTTCTGCCACAAAAGATATTGTTGTCTTTGTCGTAATAGGTTATGTTGCGTAAACCATTACATTGAAACTGACTTTTACATTTAGTATCTGGTTCAGGTGGCACATCAAAATTATGATTAGGATATTTTTCTTTTATCCTATTAATTAATTTGTCTAAACTAACGCCACCTGTCTGTTCTAAAGCCATTCTGTTGGGCAGTCAGTATCTCCCCAAGCAGTCCAACCACAACCATCTTTTTCCTTGTAGTTGCTACAAGTCCAACTAGGTATGTTGGCAAACTTAGGGTCTGATTGCTTCTTTTCTCTGTTGTCTTCTATGTACTCTGTCTTTCCACATTCTGGGCAGTACTTAGATATGTCTGCAACTTCTCCAAATACTTCTTCTATGGGTGTTACTTCTTTCTTTGTCTGCTCCTCAAACAAGTCTAGAAATTTACTCATGTCATCATTAGACCAAGACTCAACATCATTTGAAAGTCCTGACTGTTTAAACGCAGTGGCTTTGTACACCTTAACTACATCTTCTGGTAAACCAAATCCAGATATTACAGAGTTAAGTTGTTTAGCATTTTTTCCCTCTGCTTTCTTGACTGGTTTTTCCTGTATAGATTCAGCAAACTCTTTCTTCGCTTTCTCTAATGACTCAATGTCCTCTTTGTCCTTAGTCATCTTAGGTTTAGATACCTCTACTTGTCGCGTTGAATAGTGTTCTTCCTCTGTAACGCCACCTGTCCATAGCTCCAAGCCAATACCTAATCTCATACAACATCTTTTAATACCATCTGATACTGCAAGTTTCAGTATCTCTGATTCAGTTATGTTTCTTTTTACTGCATTCATATCAACATCCCCAACTTCTTCTATCGTTTGGTCTGATGACTTAATGTACAGTCTGCACTTAGCACCTATGATTGCTCCAGTTTTATCTCTGGTTTCTTCAAAGGTAAAGTCATAACCTCCACCAATAACATCTACTAATCTCTGTGTATAGATGTGATGTGGTACATAGTCGCCAAACTTACCTTGTGGTGCTTTCTTTACAACACTTTTAGGAAAGTCTTTAGTTAATTTCTTTTGTGTTTCTTTGTCCATTATTCCTCCTCGCCCTTCTTGTCCTCTATAAGTACATACACTCTTTGTCTGGTCATGTTAAGAGCTTGTGCTATTTTTATTGCAGATACTTTTTTAGTATTGTAACAAAACCTAACGACAGTTTTTCTCTGCTCTAGTTTCTCATCAAGTATTTTTTTTTGTAACTCAATATCTTTTTGTATTCTATCTAGTTGTTTCAACAACTGTTCTTCTTGTATTCCCATTTATATATCCTCCTTATAAATATCTTTTTGTAATTCGTCTATGAAATTTACTGCGTCTTTATTTAGTCTTACATATCTAAAAGGTATGTTGTTATAAATCCATAAGCAGACTGCTACCAGTGTCATGGCTAACATCACTAAAGATATTAGTAACACTGCTATAAGTATCGGTATCCACCAATCCATTATTCCTCCTCCATTTGTTTAGCTATCTTTATTGTGTTCTCATTGTGGTCTTTAACAAACTCATCCATCAATTCAATTATGCGTTGGGGGTTAACCTTAGTCATAACTAAAGTCTTCTCTACTCGTTGTCCTCCACAAGCATTAGCTAATTTGATAGCCCACTTCTTGAGTTCTTTCGGCTCATTAAATATGTTAGGCATTTGTTCCTCCTTATCCTCATATTCTTTTGTTTGTTTATTTAGTTAGCAGGTTCTAGTTCTATAACTCTTACTAAGAACATTCCACCTGTGTCTTTAAGTTCTCTAACCTTGCACATAGCCTCGTGCTTGTCATCAAACTTCCATGTTTCACTACCACCGAACATGGATAGACTTCTCACTAAGTACTTCATAGTTCTCCTATGTCAATATATGTTTAATTATAGCGTCTTCCCTGTCTATATGTATAGTCTTTTATAAATATTACTTAGGGGAAGATTTAATCCTCCCCTTTGTAAATATCTTTTAGTCACAACAACAAGTTTCACGATTTCTATTTTGGAATTTTTGTTTCATAGTTTTGTACCAACCATAACCTAACATAATGTTTTGTTGTGGTATAGAGATAAACCACTGGACAAAATCAATCCATAATTGTGTGCGTTGTTCTTTCCTAGTTTTTTTTCTATCGTAGTAGTACATTGTTCCACTGAATTTTCTGGGTAACTTTGTATTACTTTCCCAATAGTATTTATATTGTGTCATAATATTTCCTTTATCTAAAAAACCTGTCTGGTTTTTTCTCTCTATATATATCTAATACATCGACTTTTTTAAAATGTGTATGTTTTTTATAAATATTACTTAGAGGTGTAAGCAGTAGAAAAACAAAGAAAAAATCTACTGCCTGTTTAAACATTGACTTTGTTATTCTCCTTCTCCTCTAAACATTTCCTCAAAACATTCTGGATGTACACCTGTCATCAGTTGCTCCCTTAACTCTTTGCTCGTGTCTGGAAATATATCTTGTATTAATCTGCGTAAATGTTTAGGTGTCTGTTTAAACTCTCT